TCATAATGAAAAAATAACTCGATGAAAGGGTTGTCCTTATTAAATTTATAAGGTACGATTCTTACTTGAGTTGTGCCGGGTGACGGCTTCCATAGATTTGAGGTACGATTGTTTGTGATTTGAAGTTGACCTAGACGCTTCTTCAGTGCGTTAATATCCATTAGATATCTCCTATTTGTTATTCATTAAGTTTAATTGTTCAATTGTTATTGTTACTGTTCTTTGTGTAACCATTTTCATACATAAATAAGTATTATATATATTCCCCAAAATGTAATTTATTTTTCGTCAATATCAGATTTCCATGTTTTTGTATGTATTATTGAATATACCCTTGTTGGTATTTCATATAGCCCCTCTTCGTTTGTTAATAACATACGGTTTCTGTAGTTCTCCCAGGGTATTGGGAATGAGTTGTCTAATACACCATTGTTTAATGTCTTAACTAACTCATTAAGTGCATTAATTGTGTATAGAGAATTTGATTGTTTTTTTCTATGTATGGAAATAGTATCTACTGAACTCTCAATGTAATCATCAGTTGCTTCTACATTATATGTACATATCAATTGATGATAATCGTTCTCGTTCTGAAATACATATACCTTGTCGAATACTATATCGTTACAAGCTATAATCAAATCTATTGTTTCGTATAATCTATTTCTTTTACAAAATGTTGCTAATAGTTGTGTTTTCATAATTAATCATTCCTCTTTGAGTCGAAACACTCTTGCATATCGTTCGACCATTCAATTGTATTCTGTGTTTTTCCTGTTGGACCTTCTTTTGAACGATATGTCTTCTGACCTATCTCTCTTGACTTACCTTCTTTATTTACTGCAAAGATATAAACAACTTTTCCAGTAACTATGTCTGTTCCTGGTTTTTTTGTTAATCTTTCTGTTGTCTGTAATTGGAAGTTATCTTCAGCATCATTTAAATTTTTTACACCCATACAGTCTTTAAGTTTTTTAGGATTTACTGCTACACCTTCCATAACAAGTTGTGTATTTCTTCTTAAAATTCCTTTGTGGTCATTTTCATCTTTAGGTTCATCTATTTTATCTAAATGTAAAAATTCTATAGCCTCTTGAAAACCCAACATATCACCCATTTTTTTAGTTACACCATTTCTTGTTTTAGCTTCTAAACCATTTAATTCATCAACCAATTTTCTCTGTGCATCTAAAGCTTCTTCTCTTGTTTTACTTAATATTTTATCTGTATCCAAACCATCTGGTGTTTCTTGACCTTTATCTTCAAAATCATTTTTAAAAGCAGTTCCTAACCTTTGAACTAATTTAGATTCATCTTTTGTTAATTTTCCTTCTCTACCTCTTTTTATTAATTCTTCCAAAGCTTCTTTATTATTCTTCATACCAACTTTTTTCTGAAAGTTTTGCCAATGATTTTTTGTTCCTGCTTTTTTGTAACCCTTATCTTGTTGCCTAATTAATTTTAACAATATATTTTCTTGTTCATCATAATTCTGATACATCCAATCTGCTTGTTTTTCTATTACTTTACCATAACCCTCTTCTATGTCAGCTACTTTATTCTGATATATATCTACTAATTTAATAGCTTTTTCTCTTGTATTTGAATCAATTCTACCACCCTCTAATAACTTATCAACCCTACCTGCTGCTTTATTAAAATCATCATTTAATGTAGAGTTTCCTTGAATATCATTTAGTGTTTTTTTATCAGACCAACCATCGTATAATAAATTTCCGTCTTTGTCAGTAGTAATCATAGCAGTATCTGCAGCATTTTCTCCACCACCACTTGATTTAACCCACTCAATCATAGTATCTTTGGGAACTTTATAAACTTTATCATCATCATATATCAATATAGGGTCATTAGCACTATTTATTTGTTCTTCCAATTTATCTAAATCACTTCTTGTTCCACCATATGCTTGCATCTTTGTTGGTTCTTTTAAATTTGCTTTTTCAGCACCAATCTTAGCTCTATCATTTTTTCTCTTTGCACTTCTAGCTGCTATTTTTGCACTTTTCCAAAGTTTTTGATCTTCAATATCATCAGGTGCTTTAATTTTATCTTCACTTTTAATAACAGTATTTTTTTGTTGATTTCCTAATTTAGTATCTGATGTCTTGTTGTAAATTACTCTAGCTAATTCATCTTCCGTAGCATCTGGATATTTTTCTAATATTAATGCACCCTCATTAGATAAATTTTCATTGTAATTTGAACCTGCATTTCCTGGAGCAACCCAAGAAGATTTTCTAACATAACCATTATCTATAGCTTGTTGTGATGTTTCCGAATCTTGTAATAATGGTCCTTTTCCTTTTCTACCATAAAGTTCTTTGCTGATTCTTTTAGCGTTAATTTTTGCTTGTTCTTCTCCATCATCTCTTTGGTAAGTTGTATCTATATCTACATTTTGATTTTTTTCTCTATCCGCTTCGGCGTCTTTACTAACTACAGTTGCTTTGGGTTTTTCTTTTTCTTTATCTTTTTTATCATCATCTTCTTCATCACTTACAGGCTCAAGTTTACCATCAACATTCGTATGTGTTGTAGGTCCATCTTTTTCTTTTCCCCAATTACCATATCCTTTAGATACCAATCCTAATTTTTTAGCTTGTTTTTTGACTCTTGGGTCTGTGGGTGCTTCACCCAATAAAACTTTAACAGCAAAGTCAACATCTTCTGTTAACATACCTTGTTCTATTAGATAGTTTTGTAGCGCATACACGTGTTCTTCATTAGTGAAATCTGGTACTGAATAGTACCTATCTGCGAAATCATTGAAAAAATCTTTCCAATCAAACATTAAAATTTCTCCGTAATATCGATAAGCTCATCATAATTATTTCCCCATGCAGCTTTAACTGGATACTTACCTCTCTCTAAAACTTTTTTTATCTCTGTAAGAAGTGGTAGTCCATCGTCAATGTGCATATCAAACAGAAATGAATCGTAACTATATAATACAAACTTACTCTTATATTTTCCCATTATTTTTCTTACATCCTTTATAACTAATGCATTCGATTCTGTCTCAAGTAACTGAATATAATAGTTAAATAACTTATTTGCGTTAAAATCATTTCCTCTTATTTGTCTACTATAAATATCTGATTTGATAAAATTCTCTCTCTTATAGAGTTGCCATAACTTATCTGTAAACTCTCTTACCTTACCGAAATACTCTATACTCTCTGCTATATCATCAGGAATAAAACCATATAGATATTGGAATGAAAGACCCTTTGCTTCCTTATAACTTATACTGAATCTATCTGCGAAATGTTGGTGAACTGATTCGTTTGAAAACTTGTAATCCACTTTCTCTGCAATCAATCTCAAGTGATATGCATCATAATCAAACTCAACTAATTTACCTTTACTACCAAACCTACTAATGAACTTTTTCCTACTACCATCATTCTTATTCAGAGCTGCAAAGTTAATTCCACCAAATCTATTGGATGGACGACCTGTGGAAGTGAATGGATTGTACTCTGAATACACCATTCCATCAGGTGTTTGTAAACCATTTTTTTCTATGTATGTAAAGTTGTCAAACATATCGTTGTTATATGTCAAGATGTCAGGAGTAGGGTATTTTGAGACGATAACCTGTATTCCTGTTGCTATCTTATATAAGTGTGAGGTAAATCTCATTATAGGAATAGAAGTATTTACATCTTTTTTCTCATAATGTTTCATGTGATAATGTCGAATTATATCATCAGAATACAAATCAAAATCAGTTTTCTCACCTGTATTCCAATAGTTGAGTAGATTTACATCGATGAGATTATTTAATTCAGTAAGATGATATGCTTGTTTTTTATCAAGAGTATAGACTTTTTTATTCTTATTTCTTAGTATACTTAAATCACCAAGTTGTAGACATAATCCATCAGTATGATTGAATGGTAATACATACGCACTACCATCAACTAATAAAAAAAGAAAGGATAGTTTTGTTTCTACTGGATGTTTTTTGTGATCGGTGGGAATGGGGATTGCAATAATCTCTTCTGCTTTCTTATAGTCACTCAAGAAAGCATTGAACTCCGAACTGTTCTCTATGAATTTCACTTATAACCTTAATTTGGTTATAAATATCAACTTTCTTTCCCAAATTCAACAAAATTATATATCTTCATACGAATTTGTGGAAATGTTTTTTCTACTTCAAGGGTGTTCTTTATATTTAATCTTTCTTGTTCCTCAATGTCTTTACTAAGAGACCATCTCATTTGTGCTTTACTATATATAGCATCTGCATTTGTATGGTTTAATTTTTTAACTTCTATAACTGGTGCTTTATCATCTGAAGCTAATTGTAAAAAATATCTAATAAAAAATCCTTTTGTATAGTCTTTCTCTTTTGGTTCACATTTTTCATTTTTAAAATAACTTGATATTTTTATATTATTACTCTTAGCTTCTAAGTAACCCTCAACATCAGATATATTTCTAACTCTTTTTATTTCTTTTGAATACTTTTGTGGGCTGGGAAATGTTTGATAAATAACTCTTTTAGTTCTTGTTACAATTTTGTGATATGCCACACCACTTGGAACATATATTGATGAATCATAAGAATATGTAAATTCTTTTACGTCTGTTATTCCAGCCGAATCCTCTAATTGTTCTATTATTTTATCGTTTTCTAAAATAGCCATTATTAGTTTACTTTCTTTGCATTTGCTTCTTGTTCACGAATAGCATCTGCTTTTTTCTCATCTTCAGTTCGTGTATCTTCAGCCACCGCTGGCCCTTGTTTGAATGGTGATATTCTTCCTTTGGTTTTAGTTAGATAATCCGTAAAGTTTATATATGGTGGAGCGTTTGGGTCAGTTTTTGGGTCATTGTCATCAACTATATTATTTTGTTGTTCTAACATCTCTTTTAAAATATCAACTATTGGTTTCTTTGCACCAAATCCATAATCAATTCTCATTAAACCTCTTAATGTTGTTTTCCATCCTGTTGAATCTAATTCGTGAGATACATCCATTATCTGAAATACACAAGCTTCTCTATATCTTTTAGGAATATAAGAACTTGAAAATGCTTCACCTGCAAATATACCACCTGTTCCATCTATAGTTACAGATAATTCTATTGGTGTCATAACATCTTTTGTTCTCTCTAAAGATGCTGGTGCTTGTTTTAAAAAATATATCAATGCACTTTTAAAATGTTTTTTCATCACTCCACTATTCGAATACAAGTATCTGAAATCCAAACCACTTTCCCACCAATTTGCTATCTTTCCAGCTATAGCTTTACTTGCCATCATTTGTAACTTTACCGTCAACATCGCAGGTGTATTCAAAATCGATTGACCCCATTTTTTGAGTTTATTTCCGACAGTCTCAGGTTTTCCTTCATCATCTACGACAGGAACACCATCATCTAAAATTTCCATAATTTGTTTTTCAGTATAGATTTGGATAATCTCATCTACATCTAACTCAATTCCTGTTTCAGCTCCAGGATAAATACCAAGTGAATCTAGTGCAGGCACCACACCACCTTTTGGATGTGCATTGTAACCCCAAAGAGTGTACTTTGGATTACCTAATACTCTTTCCATATCAGATAAACATTTGTCTTTTGGATTTTTTGGTTCTTCCATTCCAGAATTAAATAATTTACCTATAGCTTTAGCTGCAGGTTCTAATGATAAATCTTCTGCTGCAGCTTCACTACTGTTTATATTTCTTCCATAGATTGCTGCTGTAGCCATTTGAGTTGGTAACTTTGTAACCATATTTTGATTGTAGACTATTGAATTAACTTGCCAAGTTGGAAATACCATTAATCCTGGATTTGCGACATTACCATTACTATCAACATAACCACTTGTTATTTCACCTGTATCTAAATCAAGACTTTTATTATTTAGT